GATTGTCCAGAAGCACAACGGAGAGGTTTCGATCATGGTTTTCTCATTGGCCGGCTACCTGCGGCAAACGAAACCGCGGTTTCTTTTTCCGCGCCTTTTTCTTCCCCAACTTCTTCCGGGATCAGTATGAGAGGTGGCCCCGGTTGTTGCCGCATGGACGGGATTTCGACTTTGAGAATATTAAAAATGGCACGGGCACAACTGAATTTAGATTCAACCTGCGCCATGAGGCTCTCGACCTTCTTCAGAATCTCACTACCTTCACGCTGGAGAGCAATGGCCTCTTCGGCTATCAACTGCTGGCGTTCGGTAATCTCTTCAGACATTGGCTTTACTTGTCGCGCTCAAGGGAAGAAAAGATCCAAAGAAAAGAAACCGTAGGTTTCGTTTCGTTGAGCTTCAGCCCCTGAACATTTATCGAATCACCCTGTAGGCAATCAGCACGGCGGCTAGCGCTATGCAGGCTGCGAAGGTCCCCCACTTCCCAAGGCTTCGGATGCCAGCAACCACTCCGATGGTCACAACCGAAAAGATGAGGATTGCACAGAACAGGGCCACGACAGCTTGCTCCTGGTTCAGGGATTGGAACAGATTCACAATTTCAGTCATTTGGCGTTCTCCGTTGTTTCAGTATGCGGCACGATTCACCATCTGTCAATCCCTCTGACGGACTATTTTTAGACTCGAAACGCGAAAAAGCTTGCTTTTGGCATCCGAAAGTGGCAAAACCTCGTTTAAGGGCCTTCAGAGGCTCGTGGTGCGATTGTGAGGGGCTACCGCGTGGGTAACGGCACCCCCCCCCTCCTGAAGGCCGTGGCGCTAGGCTAGAGACGCAGCATCGACCATTTCTCGCAGGTCCGCTATCGCCTCTCGCATCTTTCGTGCGTAGTCTGCCAGTGTGGCCTTCTCGGTCTGATCCGCGATCCGGTAGGCTGCTTCTTCGCAGGCAGAGGCTAGGCTCGGATGATAACTGGAAGCGCAAGTCATTAGTTCTCCAGCATTTAGAGCATCTTTCCCAGCGTGCCTCAGATTGCTCACGGTCCATTGAAGCTCATCCCGAGCAATCCGTACCCCGTGTTTGTCATAAAAAATCCGAATAGTTTTTTGCTCTTTCATTCGATTTCCTCGATTCTAGTTCACCACGGCTCTACCGGCATCCACTCCCCGTGCTCCTCGCAACGGGGCAATCCCGAGCACAGCGGAGCCGGTCGGAGACGGGTCTTGAAGTAGCACTCCCCGGTCTCGAACCATATCGCAAATCCTTCCAATCCGATCCACCACAGTTCCCAATGACCACCGATCAAGCGGCGGTACCACCGGAAGCGGCTGAGGAGGTCCAGGAGGGCGAAGAGATGGGCCATCAGATCCGATGCTCTGCTTGGATGCTTTGTACCATCTGCTGCCACGGAGTACCTGGGTTCTCATCCGGCCCGCGTTCGAGGTCCCGAGCGATCTCCCGGTCCTCGGCAAGCATAACATCGTAAGCCGGGTCGTAGCCGAAGCCCGAGGCTCGGAACTGCCGGGCGGCTCGCTGGCGGGTCAGGTCCGTCATGCCGTGAGCCTCCGCATGGTCTCCGCTTCCTGTGGACTGATGTGCTCCTGAGGTTCTCGGACCATCAGGGCGCCTTCCAACGTCAAGTGAAAGATGAAACCTCCGTGAAGACCGAATGAACGCTTGACGGCAAGACCTTTCGACACAAGATCCTCCCAGTCCGAATACGCGTCTCCTTCGATCCCAATCGAGAAGTGATTTCGATAGGACATGTTATACTCGTTCGGCAACCCGAGGGCGAGCCGGGCGAATTTGCGCTGCCGGTAGGTTATGGTTTTCATCGGTAGCTCGACGGCGCAAACCGGCTCTGCTGATTTTCGTTGATGAAGAGCGTGGCCGTCACCTGCCGGAGGTCTTCCCCGCTGAACTGGACCGGCAAACCCTTCGCCGCCGCATGTTCCCGAACCGTGACCAGCATCTGCACGGCTTCGTCGGCGCAGCGGAGCCATTCGGACTTGGGGTCTCGGAACGGTATCCCGTTATGAGTGGCATGGCCGTTTGTCGGAACTCCGGGCTTTGCCGGTGAGCACTTGGCGGGCTCCGCGAGCTTTCCGACTCTCCACTCATAGGACTTCCGGCCCTCGGTCTCGACTTCCCGGTAGCCGATCTGGAACGGCTCCCCAATCTTCAGACCGAGACTTCCGATCTTCTCGGCCACGGCCGGCCCGGTGAACATGACCCGGCCATCGGTCAGGCTGAATAGAACTCGAATTCCGCGGGCGGTCGTGATTTCCTTGCCCGTGGGGAACTTGAGCGCGACCCGCTCGGTCACGTTCGGTTTGAACTCTAGTATGTCACTCATCTCGGTTCTCCTCTCGATTGATATTCGTCATTGAGGCTGGTGATGGCGGCCTCGAAAGAAACTCCGTACTTCTCCTCGAACGGCCCGTTGTGAATCAGTTGGGCTTCGTCGTGGTGCAGACGGCAGAGTGGCGTTGCTCTGCGGTCGTTCGACCTGGCTTGGCCATAACGTCCGATGTGGTGAGGGTCGATCTGACCCCGGCAACTTCGGTTTGCGATCATGCACGACTGCGAGCGGATGAAGCGGAGATAGGCCGGATCTTCGATGCGCCCGCGTCTCGGCTTCAGGCGGTAGGGCCTCAGCCGGGTGTAGCTTCGCAGGCGTGAGTAGCGGCGCAGCATCAGTCGTCTATGCCTTTCTCAAATTGCACGTCGAAGTCCATGAGGAGCGTGTGCAGGCTCTCCCAGTTGTCGATCCAGCCGGCCCCATTGCAGAGTGTGCAAGATGGGTCTGGCGACACTCCGAAGCTCCCCGCACATTTGCACACGATTCGGGTTTTCACTTCAATGTAGGGCATTAGGCCACCTTCCTCGATTCGACCGGCTCGACCGCTCCGCACTCCTGGCACTTCCAACCGCTCCCGGTCCAGTCCATCCGCTGCGATCCGCAACCGAGGCAGGCCGGAGCTTTCTCGACCGGCTCGGGTTCGGCTGCTGGGAGCATCGTCGTCATGCAATTCCAGTATGCGCGAGACTTCACTGTCTGTCAATAGGCCAGACGGATTTATTTTCTGCTCGAAAGCTCAAAGTTCGGAAAGCCTACGGCTGGATCTCGGGCTGAATCGGCTCCAGATCGAACAGCGTCGGCATGGAGGCTTTCATCTCGGCGGCCCGGCAGTACCCCACAGCGTCCCGGTGGTACTGCTCGTTCAGTTCGATAGTGAAAGCCTTACGGCCCATCGACACGGCGCAATAAGCAACGCTCCCCACGCCACCGAAAGGGTCAAGCACAAGTTCGCCTCGATTCGAGTAGCGTTCGATCAGCCGTTCGCAGATGTCGAGTTGGAGCGGGCAAACGTGCATCTCGAAACCCTTGCGGGCCTGCTCGGAGTTCAGGGTCCTCATGCGGGCTACGTCGTCCCAAACCCAAGGTGAACTTGGGTTCGGCGGGTCGAGCGCCATGAACGTGCTCGGTAGTATCCCGCGCTTCTCCATCTCCTCGGCGAGCGAGACGTGCTCCTGGTAGTCGTAGACGTGCGAGGCGCTGTACTGCTGCCAGAGTTTCCGCAACTTGTCCATCGGAATTGAACCGAGGTCTTCGGGCCGGAAAAATCGGTTTCCGTTCGATCTCCAAAGCGAGTGCGCGTCGAATTGCCAGCGGGCTCGGGTGTACGTCTCTTTCGATTTGACGACTGGAACGTCGGCGTAGGCGCGCGTGGTATCGGTCGGCAGTTTCCGAAACAGCAGGATGTACTCTGGGCTCCCCACGCCCATCTTCGTTCCGTCTTTCGAGTTCTCGGTCCAACCTAGGCGGTAGGTTTGATTGTTCTCGCGGACCACGTCCGTTACGACCGTGATGCGGCCGCAGTAGCGGAGCCCGTGGCGGATCAGGTGGGCAACGCACTTGTCACTGAACGGGTTCACGGTGTACATGCCGTCGCCCGACACCGATCCGTACACGATGCGGTCTTTGGCGTGGACACAGTAGAGCCGGCCCGGCTTCAGGGCGCGGATGATCTCGGGCGTTAGGAAGTCCATCTGCTCGAAGAAACCCTTGTCGCCGTCGTTGTGGCCGAAGTCGTTGAACGATTCCGTGTATTCGTAATGGTCGGAAAATGGAACCGAGGTGACGATCAGGTCCACCGAGTTCGACGCCATCGCCGCCATCTCCGGAACGTTATCGTTATTCACGGCCGTGAAGAGACCGCCTTTGACTTCCTGGCGGAGGACGCCGATCGACCGTTGCATCTCGGCCCCCGCTTTGATCTGGTTCAGTCCGCAGTCTCGGATGATTTTCGACATGGAGGATTGAAGCTCCTTGTGCTGCTCCCACCTTTTCATGAGGGCGTCGTAAACCGGATCTTCCGATTCGGTGTAGATCAGGTGAACGTCCACCGCATGAGGCTGGCCAAAGCGTTGCGTCCGATGGATGCTTTGGATGAAGTCCGCGAACTTGTACCCGAGTCCGAGAAAGATGTTCGACCAGCAGTGAAATTGTAGGTTGCCACCATAGCCTGAAAGAGACGGCTTGGTGCCGAAGAGGCGTAGCTCTCCTTCCGTGAACCTTTCGACAATCGCCTCTCTCACGTCGAGGTCTTGGTTACCCCAAATGCACTCGATACCGGGAATCTGCTTCTGAAGTTCGCGGCGCTCGTCTTCCAATTCACACCAGATGATCCAATGGCGATCCGGGCCGCCGGATTCGATGATCTCCTTCGCCTCCTGAACTCGATCCTTCAGGCTGTCCCGCTTTTCTTTCGCCGCGTCACTCAGGCTGGTCGCGGCGTTTCGCAGGAGTTTTCCTTGTCCCCATGAGTCGTAGCCGGCGGAGGCGTGATCGACGGGCAGCCGGTGGCGGTGAATATCGAGTGGCGGTAGCACGTAACCGTCATCGGAATATCCCAAATCAGACGGGGTCTGCACGAAGACGGCCCACGTCGAAAGCCACAACTGGAACTCCTTCAACTTGTGCGGGTGAATCTGGAGATTGCCAGCCTTGCTGCTGTCCCGTTTGAACCAACGCGTCAGCGCTTGTCCAGTGTCCATGATCCCGAGGAACCCGGCGTAGTGGATCAGCTCCTTGAACCGATTCGGGCTCGGCGTGGCGGTCGCTACGAACTTGTAGGGCACTTAGTTGAACAGCGGGAGAAACGTCTGGTAGGTTTTCGACCCGAAAGAGCGGAGTATCGCCGCTTCGTCGAGCGAGCAGATGTCGAAGCGGTTTGGATCGAGCGCGCCGTCTCTCACTCGCTCGTAGTTTGTGAGAAACAGTTCGTGCCCTTCGGCTCGCAGCTCTTCGTACTGGTCGTTCGTCGTCACGTAGACCGGCAGACGCTTGAAACCGCGGGCGGCGTGCTCTTTGATAAACTCGCGCCGAACTCCGAGCGGGCAAACGATGAGCGCCGAGTTGCAGCCGGAGTCGAGAAGGGATTCGCAGACCTGAAGCTGAATCGAGGTTTTGTGGAGCCCGAACGATGCGAAGCAAGCCCGGTTCCCGCCTTGAATCATCCAGCGGGCAATATCTGCCGCGTGCGGTTTCAGATCGGCGGTGAAGTGCAAGGCTCCGGCATAGCCCCGGTCTTGAGCGACTACCGCTTTGCTCTTCAGAAACTCCTGGTAGCGTGCCAGCCGGTCTTTCTGACCAGCCCACTCCATCGCCTCTTCGCCGATCTGGTCTTGCTCTCTCAAGAGTGTGAGCCATGCCACCGTTCGGCTTCCGTCCGGGTTGATAAGATCGGGCCGGTCGTCCAGCGCCATGGTCTTCATGCTCCCGCCTGCTTCTTCGGAATGGCCACCCGTACGAAGATCCGGTTCGCTATCACATCCGAAACGTAGTTGATGCGATCCGAGTCGCCATTCGATTGTCCCCATGTCGTGCCCCAGAGCGGCGCCACGGCATCGACCTCCTGAAATGCCAATTTGAGCGAACTGAAGAAGCCGACACAGATCCGGTTGGCCACCGCCTTGTAGCGATGCCGGTTCAAATCGAGCGCGGTCCCCTGATCTCGCTCAGCTAAATCCTGGAGGGCTTCGTACTGAATCATCGGGCCTCCGTCTTCTGGCGAGATGGGATGAATGCGGATCTTTGGAATACTCAACTCCGGGCTCCTTTCGGCTCTAAAACAAACAGATCGAATTGAGTTTTGGCTGGCTCGGGCTGCTTAATGTCGCGTCTCACCATCACCCGGCCCCCGTTCCGTTCCTGCCAGAGCCGCGCCCATCGGACCATACCGGCGCCGTACTGGGCCGGGTTCTCCAGGATGATCCGGGCGGAGAGTTGGTTCCCAAGATTGTAGTCTTGCTCTGAAAATTTACGTCTACTCATATTCAACCAGTTAAGTTACTTCTATTCATATATTCGCCTAGTTTTCGCCCCCGCGTCCCAGTCTTTTGCCCGCGTCTCAGTCTAGAGTTTACAGACGAGGACACCAAATGTCTTTGTTTTCATGGCCGTGTCCCAGCGTCCCAGTGCGTCCCAGTCGTTTCCCTATAATCCCCTGAGAGACCCCTCCCCAAATGGGGGGGTTTCCTCGTATGTATACGCGCGAACACGTGTTTTACTGGGACGCTGGGACACGGGCATGAAAACAAAGAAGTTAAGTGCGTCCCAGTATACTGGGACGCATTTTTCACACTGGGACACAGGTATGAAAACAAAGAAGTTAAGTGCGTCCCAGTCTGTAAACCGGCTAATAAGAGCAGATTATAATACATTTTCAGTATCCTTCGGAACTGGGAAATATCGCCACTCTCGATTCTCCCTGATGCCTAACCGGCGCCGGCGGAGTTTCAACGCCCGGAAACACTTGGAGACCCGGTTGAGATCTGTCTGAATCCACCTCTCTTTGGGCTTCTGAATACACCTCGTCAACACATCTGCGATGCTTACGCTGGTTTCCCCATAAGACCATTGGGTAGTACACCACTCGGCAATAAGGGATTGCCAGGGGTCGTCTTCCAGCCGATCGGCCTGTTCTTCTTCGGCTTGGTAGTTTAACGCTTTTGAATCGAGCCACCAAGGAGCTCCGATTTTGTACTGAACAGCGGCCTCGGCCCATAATTGGTCTCGATCGCGATTCAAGCTCTTGATGTCGATGTTCCCACATTCAACCGGCCAGAAGCGGCGCCCCCCGGTGTCGTCTCGAAGGTAGTTGCTGTGATTTACACTGCCGGCGAAGACGCATTGACGGGGGGACGTGATGATCCGGCGGCCGTACGGGGGTCTGAAACGATCGGTTGCCCGGCTCATGAAGGACTTGATCCGCGAGACCTCAGCTCGGCTCATACTGTCGAGTTCCGAAAGCTCAATAATCCAAACACCCAGGGTCTGCAAACTGGCGTCTTTGGTCCCCAGTTCTGCGATCTCATCAGTAAACCAATGTCCCCCTAGCGTCTTCAGAGCCGTGGATTTCAAGGTTCCTTGTTTGCCTTCCAGAATTAAACACGTATCCGCTTTCACGCCGGGCCGATAGATTCTGGCGACAGCTTGAATGAGCCACCGGCTTCCGACGGCGCTCGCGTAATCGGAATGTTCGACTCCCAGATAGAGGCTCAGCCAGGTAGAAATACGCTCTGTGCCGTCCCAGATGAGCTTGTCCAGATATTCGCGGACAGCGTGGAAACTGTGAGCTTGGGCGGCCACCTGAACGCCTTGAGAAGCAATTTCGACACCTACGAAGATCCCATTATGCTGGAGCCATTCCGTTGTACGCCGGTCATCGTGGTCGCTCCATTCAAGGCCGGCAACCGAGCCGGACCAAGGGGGAGGTTCTCGAGCTATCGTCGCCATAGAGAACTCACTGTATGCCAGTACGCCGGTCCATTCCGGGGCCTGCGTCAAGGCGATAATCACGTTTGCTAGTATGGGTTTTGGTGCGCCCGCATCATTTGTGATGAGCCGGCGTTTCCAGCCGATCGAGATGGGCTCCGTCATGACGTGAGCAACTGCGGCGGCCTCCATCTTTGCGGGGTCAGGCTGCATGGCTGGCTTTCGCTTGTTGACGACGAATTTTCGTGATCGTCCTTTTAATGGCCCACTTGCAAGCTTCTTCCCAGCCGCGGCCCGCTCGAACCAAATCGGCGCACGCTACGGGATCGTTCGACTCGTGTTTTGCAAATTCAGATACGATTCCAACCGCGTTTAGCGATTGCAGCCGATAGAGTTTATTTGCTACTCGCGCCAACTCGAAGGGCTCCGCGCCCACTTGAACGATTTCACGTTTTTGGTCTTCCAGGTCGGAACACTTCGCCATCCACCACCAGAGGGCATCCCGTGCCAGAATCCGGCCTATCTGGCGGGCCTGTCCGTGAGCTTTACGCTCTACCGGGGTGATGTCCTTGGATTCAAGATTAAACTCAAGGGCGAGCCATTTGTATGCATCAGATCGGCTGCACCCGTGGGCCTGCACCACGAGGTCAAGAATTCCTCCTCCAGAGCCTGTAACGAAGTCGAAGTAGCATCCCTTGGAATCGTCCAAGCTGACATTGCGGTCTTTCGTCTTACGCCACAACGCCGGTACCCGGTTACGGATTGGGTCCTGGCCTCCCAGTCTCCTCCACACCTCTCCGATGGTTGGAAGGTCTCGCCGCATGGGGTTCTATTGGGGGCTCTCCCACTTGCCGGCCCTGGCCGTCGCCAGCCACAGTTGAGCGGTCGTCAGCCGCTTGTGCAACTTCTCCGCATATTCGACCATGGCCCGGCCCGCTCCGATGTGGTCTAAGGGTTCTCCTTTCAGTTGGGCCGAATGTCCTACAGTTCCATCGGAATTGATCCAAACCCGGATTCGGTGTGTCGGGCTCAGATAGATTCTGGAAAATGAAGCCCGCGGCTCCGGCTCGCTCATGCTCTCTTGTGGCATCTCTTATCCTCTGGCGGCCCGTCGCTTGGCCGGTCTCGGTTTCGGCTCTAAACTCTCTCTCAGTGGTGCGGATTCTTCCACTGCAAACAACATCGGTTGCTCGTCGTCCTGTGGCATTGCCATGGTCTTCTGTGAGACCTTGGACCTATATGCGAGCACCAGCGGGATTCGCAACTCTTGCCCAGCCGCTTTCCAGGCGCCGTTCTGGCCGGCCCGCTTCAGACTCGCAATTTCGCACCCGATTTTGAGCAACTTGAAGCAGAATTCACAGCCTCCCTTGATGGCGTTCGGACCCTTTGAGGGATTGTAGCCGGGATGTTTGTGGCAGGCCAGAATGAGCTTCAACATCAGGGTTTCTCGAAGGCTTTCGGGCGCGCTTGGCGGAGGCGTATAGCTTTGCAATTGTGAGTTGTACCTTCTCTGAAGACGTGTTGCAGAATCCCATCCCCTACATCTTGAAATGTGAAGCCAGCTCGTGTGTGTACCGCACAATAGCAGCATATTCTTTCGGCGCACTCCCGGTAGGCGTCATTCCAGGCTGTTTCGATGGCCGCGAGGAGCGCCTGTACGTCGGGCCGGTAGGCTACGGCGTAGTCGAGCACCGCTCCACAGCGCTCTTGGCATTCGTCCGAACCGTCGATGTCGGGGCGCATCGCCAATTCCCAAGAGCTGGCTTCCAACCACCAGAACTCTCCCGTTCCAGGCTGTATGATTTGCTGAATTTCAAAATGCCGGGTGTCTTTCCAGTCGGCTACCGCGCCTTCGGGAATGGGGCAGGCTTCGAGACGGGCTCGGATCTTGTCGATGATCTCAGACATGAGCGTCTTCTCTTCCTCGGACGAAGTCCACGTAGCCTGCGGTCCACCGTCCGATGATGTGGCCTTCCTTGTTGAGGACCACCCGGCAGTCCGAATTCTGGCAGGTGGTGTCCTCCGCGATTTCGTCATAGGCGATCGGGATGATGGTCAACTGGCCGCAGGCGGGGCAGGTCTCGCGTTCAGGAGACATATAGAGCCTCCGCAATTCGTCTGAATGAGATGGCCCACATCCAGGGGTTTGAGTGCCAGGAATAGATACCGCGCTTCCGTTCGTCTTTCAAAGTAGCAGTCAACTTCTTTGGGTTGTGGCTGGTTTTCGGATACCGTTTGGCGTTGATGGAATCCCAGAATCCAGCGAAGTTATCTCTGTACCAGACTTTCCCATTAAGCGGGGAGCCGATCATTCCTTCAGCCTTTGCGTCCTCCTCGCTGATCTCCTGGACCCGTTGCACGCGCACGTCGGTGATTTCCAGAATCAGGCGGGAGAACTTGCGGGGCATGAACATCGAAGATTGCCACTTCCGTACCGCCGGGTCATCATCCGCGTGGACCGGGATTGAATTCCCAAAGTGGGTTCGATAGAACACGTCCCCATCATCGAATTCACGGAACATCTCCCGCACCCAGAGCCGGTCTCCTGGTACGCCGTAGGGGCACAGTAATCGCAAAGAAACGTGTTGATCGCTCTCGTTGATAAAGTGAAAGATCCCATCTTGCCGGCAGCAGAAGGACCAATCGTTCGGGTTCTCATTGATCCGCTCAAGGCCCTTTGTACGTCGGGTCTGCGTTTTCAGTCCCTTTTGAATTTGAATCACGGACGGCCCGCTGAAGATGAGCGGGCGCTCTCGTGGCGTGCTCACAGGCATGGCATCTCCCAATCCCATAGTCCCAGATGTCTTTTGGCTGGGATGGGCTCGGGCAACGCCTGCAAGTTATCGAGAATCCAAGCCCAGCGTCGTTCTCCGTAATCCCCGAATGCCTGTTCTTGCTCTGTGAATAGGTGACGAAATAGCGGACTCAGATACATGGTTTCGGTTGGGATTGAATCAATTAGGCGGCAGGTGGCAAGAATTACGCCGCATGGCAGTTTGGATTCGTAGATCAGAACCTTCGGACGATTACCATGGAGCGCCTTCCAAAACACATCTTCATAGGAAGTCTCCCGAGCCCATTTCGGGAATCCCTTCGCGGCGTGGATCGCCAACGGGCCGCGGTAGGAGGTTCTCCAGGACCGGGTTTCGATTCGCTTTGCGCCGATGGCCACGAGCGTTGCCCACGGTTGGGTCAGAGTCAGAACTTTCACGTCGCATCCTCCCCTAGTTTCTT